CCTTCTCCACCTCCACCAACACCACCATCCCCACCACCACCGCCTTGAAGCATATCCGGGGGCAGGTTCCTCACCTGCCCCTGGCCGCAGCCTACCATGCCGTCGCCGATCCAGCTATTATCCCGATCGCTAGCACCAAGTTCGGTGTTCCTAAGCGTTGGAATGTGGATCCGGCTGCCGTCAGGCGTAGTGGGCCGCTTTTGAGAGGTTTTCATCCTGTCGTTCCCGATAACGGTTACCATAATTTTCTCGCGGCTTTTCGGAAGAGGTGCAACTATTGTAACCATGATCGTGCAAGTCCACGCATTTTGGCCTCTTCCATTAGCTTTATTAATTTGACTTGCCCAGATTTTCTTCCCGAGTTTGCTTGGGATCAAAGTTTGTTTGATGATTGGAATTCCAAGTTTGGCGCCGAAAAACAAAGTCGCATGGTCTCTGCTCTTGATGCTTTTTGCACTTCCACTTTGAAAGATTATTCCCGGAAGGAAGTGTTTGTTAAGACAGAGGCTTTGCTTGTCGAACACAAGCCAAATTGGGCCCCCCGCGTTATCTTTAAGGGCACTGACTTGTACAATGCCATTTCTGGCCCGATCTTTTGTGAACTCTTGCGTCGGCTTGACCAACGTTTTGAGCTCATAGAAGGTCCATACAAGTTCAAGTTGGCCTACAAGAAAACACCTGAACAATACATTCCTTTTCTCGACAAGAAACCTGGTGAGTTTATAGAGAGCGATTTTTCCAAGAACGATTTGTTGCAGTGCTCCGACGTTCAGATGCTTGAGATAATGCTTATGCGGCGTCTCGGGTGTCCTGAATGGTTTCTCAGGCTGCATGCTCAGACTGACAAGTATGTCGTGGAAAACCGGCGTCATGCCGTTTCTGCGACTCTTGAGCACGCCTTGCCTACCGGCGCCACTGACACAACTTTTCGCAATTGCGTTTGGAATAGTTGCGTTCTCTATTCTTTTCTCGTTGCCACCAAGGCTGAGGCCTCTCTCGGTCTCATCCTCGGTGACGACATGCTAGCCAGGGTTGTTGGCCTCAAGCGTTACGCTTGCAAAACGTATGTTTCTCTTGCCGCCGAGGCCAGAATGGAAGCTAAGGTGTCTAGACACTCGCACTTGGTTTCTTGTTCTTTTCTCAGTAAATGTTTTATTCCTTCCTATTCGGGGTTCCACTTCACTGTGCCCCTTTTGGGAAAGAATCTGGCTAAGTTCAACATGCGTGCCAATTTAAACCAACAACTCTCTGACCATGCCTATTTCGCAGGCAAGGCAGTTGGCTATGCTTATGAATTTCGTTTCTTTCCTCCCTTAAGAGACATCTTTTTGGACCGCTTTAACCATGAGTGGTCTTTTGCAGATGTTGAAGCCAAGACAGCCTTTAGGGATGCTGATGCTTGTGTTAGCTGGAATGCCCGTGCTGCTGGTGTCACATTGCGTGGCATCAGGAGCAAACTCCTCGAGTCTCGTGTTGCCACGTTCGATGAGTTTCATGGTTTCTGCTATCATAGGTATGGTTTAACCGGTCACGATGTGATAGAGCTTTTCGAAAGTGTGGTGCTTGATACTTCCAATGTCGACATTGAGTCTCATGCAGCCACCATGTTGGCCGCGGATTTTGTGTAGGTGCTAGGGACGTCCTTGATCACGACGATTCCCACCCCTGCCCAACCGCGTCCAACGACCGTAAAGGCTCTTAGCTTTGTGGC